TCATATTTACCTTGTTTGTTTAATTGCATTAAGCTGGCAATACCCAAACGCTCTTCTTCACCTAAACCCATTAAGTTAAAACCAGCTTTACCAAGCGCAGTCATCTTATCAGCAATCTTAGCTTGTTCTAAAGCTGTATTCTTAATTTCGTTATAATCTTGACCTAATGTTTCAGCTGCGATTTTTAGCATTTTTCTTTCGGCTGGTGGTATTATAAAATCACTACCACTTTTAATTACAGCCCCCTTAACAAGGTCGGTAACTCTTTCAGCTAATTTAGCTGGATCATTCATTGATTCAAATGCAAGTTGCATTGGATCGCCAAAATTTTCAGCAAATTTTCCACCCAATACTTGCATTCTAGCTGCGGCTTCAACCGCTTTATCTAAATCTGAAAATGAATCTGTAAAAGCTTCAGTTGATTTACCAATATCAAATCTAATCGCATTAGCTTTTGCTGCCAATTTTGTTAAATTATCCAATCCTCTACCAAAACCAATACCACTTAAACTTTCAACAAGTCCTTTGTATGTTTTTAATACTTTTAGTGAATTTAAATTCATTTTAGCAGCCATGTTTCTGGCTTTATCAGTTAAACCAATTGTTCTTTCGAGTGATATGCCAATGTTATCAAAACTCGCAGCTAATTCTGCGGCGCCTTGAACACCTAAATTGGTTCCTAAACCTAACTCAATTAATTGTTTTACCTCACCTTCATTGAATATTCTATTTTTACCCGTGGTTTCACTAAATGTTGACATTAACATTGCAACATCTTTCATTGTTCCACCAAATTGCATGGCGGATATTGTAAGTGAGGCAAAATTATTTAGTAAAGCTCTAGACTCTTCAGCTGTTAATCCAATATCAGCAGCTAAATTTCCAACTGTACTTTGTATTTCCAAAAATGTATTAAAGGCCTTTTTAAGTGGAGCTAAAACCATCTTAACGATAATACTACCAACCTTTATTAAAGTTGACGCAACAGCTCCTAATATAGAAAATACTGAACCCAATACGCTACCAATACTAACCATTACGTCAGATATAGCTGCACCAACAGATCCCATTCTACCTAATAATGGTATAGTTCTTCTCATTTGTTGTTGTGTAACCTTATTCATTTGGTTATCCAACTTCATTTTATCTCTTTGTTTTGTTAATGCATCGGCAAATGCTGTATCACCTTTTTTTCTAGCTTTTAATATTTTTAACTCTAATTTTTCGATTAAAGCGTCATTTTCTTTAATTTTTTTACTAAATTCTAAATTTTGTTTTTGTTGTTCTCTAATTTTTTTACCAACACTAGCAACTCTCTTTAATACATTTAACCCTTTGACATCGGATTTTAACATATCTTTTCTTGCTTTACCAACGTTAATTTCTGCGGTGTATACATCATTAAGTATATCACGCATTTGTTCAGCATTAACAACACCAGCGGCTAATGCTCGTTCAAGAACACCACCAGCTTCAGTAAATTGCCTAAAAAGATCTCCTTGAGCCATTCGTTAAATTAAAAATCTATTGTAATTATTTTTCCACCACTACCTAATAAAACGTTGTTAATATTATAAGATGATTTATTATTATTTAAATCATTATAAAAACTTCTAAAATCATTTTGATTAAAAGCTCTATTTTTAATTACCATACCAACTAAATCAGTTAACTTATCATCATTAAATATGATTGATATTGATTTGCCTTTTAAAAGTACTAAAGTATCACCTTCTAGATTTGTTGATGATATCAAATAACTGAATTTTGAATTAAAAGTATTTTGGTCTAAATCAGCCGCTGGTAAAACCCTGTGAGTTTTCATTAAGGCGTAAATTTTATAAATATCTCTATGGTGTTTTTTTGGTAAATCAACTGTTCTACCATCAATATCAACTCTAGTTGCACCACCACCTCTTAACAATTGATCAGCTGCATATTGAATCTCTCTTGTATTTTGGTCGGTCTTGGACATTATATTCAATAGTTTTTGATCCCTATCACTTAAACCAAGGCCTCTTTTAACTTTATTCATTAATTGATTTAGAACACTCCTATCATTTGGTTTGAACACTTGTTCAATATCTTGTTGACTACCTTTAAGAACTTCATTAATCGTTTCACCAGTTGTTGTGAAATCGTTATTTTCGATCATTCGTATTCTTTCTTTTATTTTTTCGATAGACATGATTTTTTACTTTTTATATAAATAGTTTTAAATTAAAAAACCCACAAGAAATTGTGGGTTCTATTTATTTTCTTTTAGAATTAGCTTTGGCAATTTCTCTTTCTCTATGTTCCTTAACTTTTTTATTCTCTTCCATCAGTATATCAATAAAAGCCCTTCTTTCATAAACTGGCATATGTAATATATCAGCGTAGCTAAAATTACCGTGTTTTATGAGAATGTAAAACTCATAAAGTATATCTTTTTTATAAGTCGAGGTAAGGCCAAAGAAATTTTGAGGTAATCGGAAGTTCACCAAAAAAAAATTCTCCACTTGGCGCTTGGATTGATACATTAAGATCTAAACCTGGTTCATTATCATTAATGTACTTTCTAAGTGCACCAGAATCACCCACTGGCATCTGGTCAATAAATGATTGAATTTGACCTCTGTCTCTTACACCATCAATTTCTGTAACCTGAGCGGTTAATCTCATAGTTAATAATTGTGAGATGGCATTTTGACCAAGTTTTTTTCTTCTCGCTTCATCTTCTTTAACCAATTTATCATCTTCATCGGCTGTTAAATATTTAAACTTAACTTTCTTTTTACTTCTTGGTAAGAAGAAATCACATTCACCGTTTTCATCTGGATTAACAGAAATTTCTTTGGCTTGGAATTGACTGATATCGATTTCAGTTTCAAATCTTTCCCCAGTCTTCGGATCAGATAATTCAACTGGATACATTTCACCATAACCCGTTGCTCTTAAAAAGAATAATATTGCGTTTTTATCACCAGAAAGCATTTGACCAGCTTTTAAATCTTGGTCGATTACTTTCTTATCCAACAAAACATCAATCACTTTACCACTCTGTAAAAGATTTGGTGATGTTAAAATATTTTCGTCTGCGGCTGTTAGGTATGCTACTTTAACAGTTGATTTTTTATTTTTGTAAAATTTACCTTGCGAAGGCAAAGAAATCACGTCATGCGCTGGTTCCATAAATGAATTATCCATATAATAATTTTTTTTGTTTTTTAATTATAATCTATTCTTAAATAGTGTAAACTATCTTTTTTTTATTTTTTACCGTTTACTTGAGATTTTACGGTAATTATAGTTAATAATAGAACAATATGGCTAAAAAGAAAAGTAAAATCGGTAAAATGTTTAAAAAAATGAATGGTACATCAAGTCTTGAGACAACCTTTGGTGAATTACTAACTTCGATGGGTGTGTCATTCGAACCACATTTTATCTTTAAAAATAGGGAATATGATTTTTTATTAACCGATTACAACATATTGGTTGAAACCCATGGGTGTTTTTTTCATTGCTGTAAAACGCACAACCCAGAACCAAAATATGCTTTCCAAAGAAAAAATTTAAAAAACGATCAATACAAAGTTAAAATTGTAAAGTTTGATAGGACTTACACTTTGTTGGTGATTTGGGAACACGAAATGAATGAAATTAAAAAGGTTAAAAAAAAGATAAATGAGTTTATCATCAAATACGGAAACGTACTTAACGGATAAAAAAAAGACCCGACTGCTGATCTTACGGTAAGCAAATCGGGTACTGTTATTATCTTTATTACAAAATTAGTATACCAAGATACATCTATCTGGTCTAAGAGTAGCTGTGATTTCAGCAATATCTTCTGCACTGTAATCCAATGAACCAAAGTCAACGTTGGTCAAGAATGTTCCCTGAAGGATCCATTTTTCAACAACAACACCAGTTGGGTCTAACATCTCAAGTTCGATGTCTTTCTTATAACCAGCTGCGTAACCCATACGACCTGTAACAGATTCGGCGTGTAGACGAACCCACTCCATTAACGCTTGAGCGGCTGATGGCCCAATAGGGTCTTTAAATGTAACGTCAATAGATTCCCAGTTAAATCTACCAGCCACATAAGTTGATGTATTCAAAAACGGGATTTCAACTTCACCAATGGTGATTTTAGGTCTTGACGTTGAAATTACAAACCATTCGTTAATACCCAATGAACTTGGAAATCTTAGGATAAACCTGTTTTGTTTCTTTGGTTCGTAAGGTACAGGCATTTTCATTAATAAGTTCGCCATAATTTTCTATTTTTTTTTAATTGATTATTTCTTTTATATAAATATCTGGTAAAATCGCTTTGTTCAGATACTTTTTTATTTTACAATAAATAGTTGAAAAAAAAATTTTTGTAAACACTTGACTTTATCATTTTTTTTCCTTACTATTGAATAGGGCCTTTTATATAAAAGGTACTTTTAATACATACTATATACATAAATAGTTAACAATATTAATAAATAATAGATAAATAATAAAATGTATAATGGTACTCTTATATAAAAGGAACTTATGATATAAGGTACTGTGCAATTTTTAAAATTGGTACATAAAAAAAGGGCTCTACTCGAGCCCTTTTAAATTTATTCTATTTTTATTAGATATTATCGAATGATACGCTTGTTGGTGTAACCACGAATTCCAATTCGATGAATTCCAATGTTGGTGTTGGCTTAAGGAAGATTTTACCTCTAAGTGTGTTTCTATCGTTATCCTCAACTTCATTCACCAATGAAACTCTAAAGTCGGTTAAACCTCTTTCTTTTCTGATGTTATCCAAGATTGGATTAACAAGTGATAAGAATTGACTTCTAACCTGTGCATCATTTGGATCGAACAATAATCTGTTTGCTACCGCTACAATTAATTTTCTTGCTTGTAACAATAATCTTCTGATGTTTAATCTGTTCAATGCACTATCTCTCAATTGAAGGTTTCTGTTACCCCAAATTACATTTCCTACGTCAGAGAATGTGGCGATAGGGTTAATTCTACCTGGGTAAAGAATGTCTCTACTTTCTTGATCTAATGCGATACGAGCTCTGATACAGTTAACAATACCTCTATTGTAACCTGCGGTTGCAAACCAAGGATGTGCTACATTATCAGTGAAGGCTAAGTTTCTTACAACCTCAGCAGTTGGTGGGATGTAAAGATTAGCGTTATTCTCGGTATCTGAAATTTGAATCCATGGGTAGTAAACCGCAGTATAGTTAGAATCAATTTCTGTTGTTTCCAATTCATCAATGATATCATTAGGGAATAACCAATCTTCTGTGTTAGCAGCGTTGTTATTACCAATTAACTTGATATCAGGTAAAGTTGGTAAGTAAATTGAGTCTAATCTTTTCTCTTCAACAATTTCAATGGTATCTCTAACTAATTCTGTGTTATTAAGTATGTCAATACCTGGTGTTGCTAAAATATTGATTACAGTTTGTTCTGGATTTTCAAATGTTTTAACACCATACAAGTATGAGTAATAATCTGAAGTACCAAACAAGTCACCGTATTCAACACTTGTAAATGTATCGAATCCAGCAGCTACGAAACCGTTTCTACCAATTTTATAGTCATCACCGTTTGTTCTTTGTTCTCTGTAAATATCCCAACCATCAAATCCACCAGACAATAAAGCTGTGAATTTTCTTGTTTTAATGTCATGATATGGATGAGTTAATGTTGAAGCAATTACAACTGGATCAACAAAAGTACCAACACCAGCTGCAAATACATTGTTTCCGTTTGTATCCACAATTGTTCCCGCATTGATATCCAAGTGGAAACCTTTGGTTTTAGTTGTCCAATCTAAACCATCATTGTAAGCATTATCACCAGTTAAAGAAACTTTACCCTTGAATTGTAATAAATCAGCATCAAAACCATACTCAAGATCAGTAAAACCTAAGTAAATTTTTCTAACTTTATCACCAAGTGAATATATTGGTGTTGAAAATGGTGGATTTACAATTAATTCACCTGGAGCGTAGTATTTTGTTTTGTAAGATAATTCAGGTACACCGCAGAAATCAGCTTCGGTTGAACCTGTTCCAAATGTTCTAAACTCGTAACCCTCAAAACCAGACGCAACAGCATCAATTGGAGCATTTTCAGCCATTTCAACAACCACATAAGAACTTCTTAGTGGGTATTTGTTATCAATAGTACCAATTCTTCTACCAATGTAATTATCTTGCGACTCGTCCATAGATACAGATAAAAATCTTTCAAGGAAGAATGGGTTCTTATCACTATCAGCAAAAGCTCTAATATAAACATCAAATGTTTTTCTGTCTAAATCAACATTACCAATTGAAATTTTAATATCTGTATTAGCGTTTGTACCATCAGAAATAGATATGAATCTAAATAATCTTTGTGGTAAACCACCTCTTAATTCAGACACAAAGAATGGTGTTGCTGGTGATTGGAATTGAAACTTCATATGATCCCAAGTATTGATTGGTATCAAATCGAAGTGCAAACCTTTAATTTCATTAAAGTTCCAACCTTTCTTTATAACAGAATCGTAAACTTCCTCAACAAACAAGAAAGCATCTTTATCAAAAGCTTGAGTACCCAAAACATTTTTGATATAGTTTTTCTTGGTTTTATCTAGTGAAACGGTATATGAAAAATTCGTACCACCAGTAGTTGTACCAGTAATATCAAAAGTTGCATATGGGTTAGTTAGTGCGTTATCGAACTGATCATATGCCACCGTTGTTGAATCAACATTGTAACCCAATACGTTTGAAATATACTGACCTCTACTTCTTAATGTGGCAACCGTTTTTTTATGGTATTTTTGGTTTGGCGAGCAAACATAATCATAAACAATCAATTTCATTTTACCCGCATATACCGATGCACTAACACCTGTTATATCATAAGCGAATATCGCAAAAGACGATCCTTCATACTGATCACTTACTTCATTAAAGGTAAATTCTTTTATTAAGATATCATCCGTTCTATCAGAAACTGGTATACCAATGGCCAACTCATACGCATCTAAAAAAGCTGGTGTGGCTGGGCCAGAACCAGTTAATGTTTGAGCGTTTCTATCAGCTACAATAGCTGTCTGTTCTGAACTATCTAAGATACCCCAATAAGATACGTTATTTTTATACCAATCTTTTAATGTGTAGTTAATTACATTAAAGAAGTTATAATAAGCCGTATCAAATTTAGTTGTATCTATTCCAGTTAATGTTGATATATGATCAACCACTTCAGTTGAAGTACCAGACACTAAAAAAGTACCAGGTTGACTAGTAGGTACATTAACATCAACTGTAAAGTCAAATACATATGTTGTATCCGTATATGCTAATGTGTTTTTATTACATGTTCCTAAAGTCCTAATCGCATAACCCATACCAGCATCATAACCAGAAAGACCCAATACTCGGGTTACAAATAACTGATTTGATTGACTTAAGTACGATTTTGCAATGTACGGTAATTCATATTTTACGATTTGAGTGTTTCTAAATCTTTCTGGGCTAGTACCACCAAAACTAACTTTAAATTCATCATAATTTCTGATGAAAATAGGTTGGAAGGCAGGCCCTTTCTTTGTTTCACCCACTAATCCTAGGGTTGTAACACCAACTGTCTCAGTAGTAAATGTTAAATCTTTTTCTGAGGTATAGACACCTGGTGATGCATAAACTTTGTTTGCCATATTTGTTTAATTTTAATTTTTTTATTTACCTTTTACTTACAATAAATATCTCTGATTTTTTCAAAAAACAAGAAATACTATTTACTTTTTAAATTATTTTACGAGTTACTGCTTTTCAACAACCGTAAATGTTCTACTTATCGCTGGAGTTACTTCAAAATCATCTGGATCAAGAATAAAACCTTGTAACATAAACGAATAAAGCTGTACATAAAACCTTTTATTGTCTAAGTCCGTGATTTGACTTTCATCTGATGTATCCTCCAAAATAATTGGTATGTAATGACCATTTACAACAGCATATGCTTGTCGACTTTGAAAATGCTTAAAAACTATTGAATTGAATTTATTTAGATCCTGTTGTCTGTAAGCAAAAATTCTAACATCGTAATTAATGTCAATTGGGATTGGTTGTGGTATTTTGTAAATATCAACACCCTTTCGATTTCCATCCCAAGTTGGTACTTCTGAATAAATAAAGGACTTACCTTGTGGTATATTATATATCAAAGAAGGGTTTGTACCTGGTTTAGTGTCAGGTTGTCTAACTATATTAACAAAAGGTATTTTAATATTTTTATATTCATCTGAAAAATTCCATGTTTTTGAAAACTCAGTCCATTTTTGAATACCCATCATAAAAACTGGTACTCTATCACCGTTTAAGGTTAAAGCCATATTTTCAGTTACAAAATTTTTAAAACCAGAGTCTAAATCAATATGTAAAACCCCCTTTGGTAAATACGTATCTTTGTCTGTTATCATATCCTTCATATTTTCAGCGGCACCGCTTTCCATTATGTAAGGGTATTCAATATTAGATCTGTCTCTTGATATGTTTACTTTTTTCTTATATGAACCAGGTAATGCCATATTAAATTCCGTTAAATTGATCTGGATCAACAGTTACACAGCTAATTGTTCTATAATAACTTTTATAACCAAATTGAGTGTGTGCGTTATCCGAGTTTATTTTACCATCATCAAATACCTCAAAGTACTTTAAATTGTTTTCCCTATCAGAGTATCCGACTATATCACCATAACTAATATCAACGCCTTTATCAATTAATTGCTTATTTAAAATAGTAAACGATAAATTACCATATTCTTGGTATCGCAATCTACCCTCACCATAAGATTTGTTTTCAGCTTGCTCTAATGACAATAAAACTTTTAACTCGACTGGGGGTAAAAATCTGATTTCACGAGATTCACTTTCACCGTAAACATCTTCATTATTACTGTTAACCTTATCTATTCTATATAAAACAACAGTAAAATTAGCATCTTCCTCAATAACCTCTCTCGCCATATCCAACTCCAACTCAAAGTCTTTTTCGTCATAAAATCGCGATAATCGGGTTATTGGTATCCTATTCTTACGTTCCATATTATTTTTATTATAAATAGTCTAAACAAACCCTATATTGACTTTATGGAAAATAATTACTATTATTGTCATAAAAAAAAATGAGAGATCATATATTAGAATATTGTTCCGTTGATATATTAGAGGAACACATGTTTTTAGATGTTATCTTTGATAACGCTTTACTTGGAGTTTGCTATACAATGGAAGATGGGTTTATTCCAGCTTATGATATTGACTTAGTTATTGATAAAATCACCGAAAATGATAATCTAACGTATCAAGAAGCTCTTAATTTTTTTAATAATAATATTTTAGAGGCTTATCCAATGATATCTTTTATAAAGAAAAGTGATGAGTCCGAAGAAGAATTATCGGATTATAATAAAGAAATGCTATTTTTACCAGATTATAACAAAAATACGCTTGTTGGTGTGAAAATACAACAAGATAGAAATGTAATCGCTGTTTATGATGATTTTATGTGTATTCAATCATTAATTGATGAAGGTCTGACGGAAGAAGATGCTATTGAACATTTTGAGTACAACACTCGAGGTTCATATGTAGGAGAAAACACACCTGCGTTTTTAACAATGTTTTAAAAATGAATTTACCGATAGAAAAACTAGCTCTGAATATCTTAAAAACATATAATGGGACTAACGATTATATACAACAAATACAAAAAGATTATTTCAAAAATAAATCTTTTATACCGACAAAAAATCAATCTGATTATATCATAAAATTTCATAATACTGTACCACATAGTGTAAAAAAAGAAGTTGCGATACACAAATCTTGTAGAGAATTTGTTAAAGACCAATTAAAATTAGATTTTTTACCTGATAAAATTTACATAGATAAGTTATTATCCAGAAAAGAAGATATGCTTCATATCTGGGGCTGCTTTGGCGGTGATTGCGGTTATTACCAGACAATCTTTATATCAAAAGAATGTATTAAAAAATTAAAAGAGGTTCCAAAAATAGACTTTTCTAAATATGAAAGAGAACCAAAGCCTCACCAAATAATAGCTATCAATAAGTTATTGGAAAACGAAAAATTTATATTAGCGGATGATATGGGCCTTGGTAAAACGACATCAGCGATTATCGCAGCCATGGAAGGTGGTTTTAAAAAAATTCTAGTTGTTTGTCCAGCATCATTAAAATTAAACTGGAAAAAAGAAATCATGAACTATGATTCTGGTGAAAATATCTCAATTGTAGATAGTGTTGATTTCAGAGCAAAAAAATGGACTATCGTGAACTACGATATTTTAAAAAATTTCCATTACTTACCGCAAAGAGGTGTTAAATTATCCGATCTACCACCGTCACCAATAGATTTTCATAAATTTGATTTGGTTATTGCTGACGAAGCGCATTATTTAAAAAACTCAACATCAAACCGAACAAAGATTTTTAACAATTTTGCTTCAAAAATACAGAACAGGTGGTTTTTAACAGGAACCCCAATAACAAATAAACCTGTTGATTTTTATAATCTATTGTATCTATGTGAATCCCCTATTGCGATAAATTGGATGTTCTATGTTAGAAGATATTGTGCGGCAAAACAATTTAATAGAAAAGGTAGTAAACAAAAATATTGGGTAACCTCTGGTGCGTCTAATTTAGATGAACTCAGAGAATATTCGGCTGATTGTATACTTAGAAGAACTAAAAAAGATTCTATTGATTTACCACAAAAGACAATTAAACCAGTTTATTTACCAATAGAACTTTGTACAAACTACAATAGTTATATTGCTGAATACGAAGCGTGGGTTGAGGAAATGTTAGCAATAGGTGAAAAACCATCGGTTACAGATCACTTGACAAAACTGATAAAAGTTAGGCAGCTTTTATCTCACGATAAAACAAAACACACAATTGAATTGGCTGAAGATTTAATTGAAAACGGGCATAAAGTAATTATATTCAGTTGTTTCACGCAATCAATAAATTCAATACATGAACATTTTGGTAAAAGCTCTGTGATAATAGATGGATCCGTATCAAAAGAAAAAAGACAACTTGCTGTTGATAGATTCCAATCTGATGATAAAGTAAAAGTTTTTTGTGGCAATATAGTTGCTGCTGGTGTTGGTTTAACTTTAACCGAAGGTACGATCGTAATATTTAATGACCTGGATTGGACACCAACTAATCATGCACAAGCCGAAGATAGGGCACATAGGATTGGACAGGTTAATGACGTTCACATTATATACCCATTGTTTGATGAAACTTTGGATGTGATAATGTTTAACACACTAAGAAGAAAAATGAAAATCATTAACCAAGTTATGGGTGATAATATGGTTACCGATGAATTATCGGTTGGACAAGAAGTAATAAAAGATTTAATGAAACAATAAGAAAGAGTATTTAACATCAGCTCTTTGTGCCCCGATGTCACCCTCACCTTTTGGCGCAATCATCACATTATATTGTAACGGTTCACCTTCTGGTGTTTTAACTAACTCATCATAGGTTAAAATTGTTTGCGGATCTACATTATAAGCCAAACCAAGTCTACTTTTTAATATTTCAGCACCATTTTCTTTAGCGTAAAGAGGTCTACCCTTACTATCTAATTTATAATTGCGTTTGTTATCATCCTTCACATAAAGATCGTCAAATAATTCTTTTGGCACCGTTTCAGCTTGTTTTTTATTCTCAATATTTTTTATTTTTGATCTTTCTCTTTTGTTAGCATCCGTTGAAAAGTTAACAACTATGTCTGGATCTGATAAATTAACAACATCACCCATTTTAGTGTATGCATATGATTTAACGTTGTAACCCTCAGCCTTAAGATCTTTGGTTATGTTTAAAGCAATTTGTAAATATTTTTTAGCAAAAAAATCACCAGCATCATTCCATCTAAATTCAATTGTAACATCTGGATTCTTAACCGCAACAACTTCAAGTTCGTTTTTTAATAATTTTTCAAATCTTGCTGGGTAATTGAGTAAAAGATTTAAAATTCTGGTTTGGTTAACAAACACATCTGGGTACAATACATAACTACCTTTCCTTGCATAACATATTGTTGCACAAGCTCCAGCCCCTGGACAAGTGTTAACAAAATAAAATTGTGTGTTTTCAATGTCATAGACTAAACCACGAAGTGCTGGTATACCTATATTAACCGAAATAAGACCACCATCCGTTGATTTTTTCATTTTATCGTTTACACTGATAAGTTTATTTGGCATTGAAGTTATATTTTTTATAAAAGCATCAATATCAATTTCACCAGAAGCTGTTTTTGGTATTCTTTTATTATGTATGTAAGGTTTATCTGGTGACAGTTTTTCTCTGTCTTTTGGTTTTTTTTCGTGGTTATCCAAAACCGTGTTTAAATACTCAACCAGAGCCGCTCCAGTGATACATTTTTTACTAACATCAGCAAAATCCTCTTCCCAATCAATTTCATTTAACTCTTCTTCGGTAATCATTTCACCAGATAACATTTTCATTCTGGTAATCTCTTCAAATAATATAGCGTTTTTATATTTATCCATTGTGTCCGATATTTATAGATAAATATCATTACCATGAGAATAAATCTAGAAGAAAAAGAAAAGATATTTAAACAAGTCAAACACAGATTAGGTGCTCCGATCAGAAAAATACAGCTTGAAGAGGAACAAATGGACAGTTTATTAGAAATTGCCACAGAGGATTATATTGAATTTATTCAGAATTATATAATAGAACATCAATGGCCAGCCTTAATCGGATTAAATGTATCTGAAGCTGATTTGACCAGAGCCTTTATAACCAGAGGTCAAGATTTTGTTACACAATATACCTATTCATACTCAAAGATTGTTGGTCTTGGGGCTGGTGAGGGCGGTTTTGTACTTAAAAAAGATTTTATTGAACTAGTAAAGGGGCAACAAATTTATGAAATACCAGCAAATCGTGAAATAAATGAGGTACTGTGGTTTACCCCAGCAACAATTGACCAAGCGGTTATTGACCCATTCATTGGTGTTTGGAGTAATGCGTTTGGTGGTGAATATATTGGCTTGGGTAGTTATTATATTTTACCCGCTTTTGATATCTTAATGAGGGCGTCCGATAGAAACTTAAAAAATAGAATTGTTAGGTCTGAACTAATTTATAAAATAACGAACGCCCCAAACGGAAAAAAATATATTCATTTAATGAACACCCCAGGTGATCGTTATGATTTTAGAAGCACTCTTTTTGATCAGGCTAAAGTTTGGTATTGGTATTATGATATTAACCCACAAGATAAAGATGCTTGTTTCAGAGCAAATAAAGATATAATAAAATCACCGATGGATGTTCCTCTGGATAATATGTCGTTTGATGATTTAAATGACCCATCAAAAATTTGGGTTAGACGTTATTTTACTGCTTTATGTAAAGAAACTTTAGGTAGAGTTAGAGGTACATTTGGTGGTAAAATACCTGTACCAGACGCGCAGATGGAGATTGAATATCAATCATTACTATCTGAGGGTAAAGATGAAATGGTAACTTTAAAAACAGAGTTAAGTACCATGTTGGGTAGATTAAGTCCACTTGAAATACTTAAAAGAGTTTCTGAAGAAGCTACATATGTAAACACATCATTAAAATTCAGGGCATTCCCCAAACCAATTAAAGTAATTTAATATTATGGCAAATATTACAAAAATAGATTTAACAAGACAGGCTAAATTAAACGAATTAACTTTACCTGAAGTTGAAAACTTAATTGAAGAGGGTGAAACTCTTTTATATAAAAAAACAGATGGTTCACTGGGTATGGTTACAAAAGAATCGGGGGTTGCTAGTGAAGTTAATCCAGGTGGCGATGTGATAAAAAATTTACCGATACCCCCATTGCCAG